GAGAAAGCTGACCTGATCGTTGGTCACAACGTTATCAAATACGACATTCCCGTAATCCAGAAACTCTATCCTTGGTTTGAGATTTCAAAAAAGAATGTATGCGACACGCTCGTTTGCACCCGATTGATCTGGTCAAACATAAAGGATCACGATGCACGATTGATGCAAGAGGAGCGACTGCCAACGAAGCTATATGGCAGTCACTCGCTCGAAGCATGGGGTTACCGTTTGGGAAACTACAAGGGTGACTTCAAGGGTCCGTGGGACACCTTCACGACAGAGATGTTGGAGTACTGCATCCAAGACGTGGAGGTAACCCACGCCCTTTACGACAAGATCCTGTCAAAGAATTACTCAGTTGCTGCACTAGAGCTGGAGCACGACGTCGCCTGGTTGATGGCGAAGCAAGAGCGTAATGGCTTTTGCTTTGACACCCAGAAGGCAGCCGCTCTTTACGCCAAGTTGGTGCAGCGCAGAGGGGAGCTGGAGAGGGAACTCAAAGACTACTTCGGGTCTTGGGTAATCCAGCTCCCCGATTTCATACCGAAGGTCAACAACAAGACCAAAGGGTATGTCAAAGGAGTACCAGTTAAGAAGACAAAGACGATTGAGTTTAATCCATCGTCTCGTGATCACATCGCAGATCGATTGATCAATCTCTATGGCTGGAAGCCAGTTGATTTCACCGAAGGCGGTAAGCCGATGGTGGATGAAGACGTTCTATCAAAACTAGATTTCCCACCCTGCAAGCTACTCACCGAATATCTCTTGATTCAGAAGAGAGCGGGACAGCTTTCCGAAGGACAGCAAGCGTGGATGAAGTCCGAAAAGAAAGGAAAGATTCATGGTTCTGTTAATCCTAACGGTGCTGTTACTGGCCGCGCAACTCACGCTTACCCTAACATTGCTCAAGTTCCCTCAGGAGGGAGTGCTTATGGCCCTGAATGTCGTGAACTGTTCACTGTTCCTCGTGGGTGGTTATTGGTTGGTGCGGATGCTTCAGGTCTAGAGCTTCGTTGCCTTGCTCATTTCATGGCCAAATATGATGGCGGTAAGTACGGGGACATTCTCCTTACTGGCGATATTCATACTGCTAATCAGGAAGCGGCGGGTCTAAGTACCCGCGCCCAGGCCAAGACTTTTATTTATGCGTTCTTATATGGAGCTGGTGATGCAAAGATCGGGACCATTGTTGGTGGAGATGCGGCTGCGGGGAAAAGACTCAAGGTCAAGTTTCTACGTGGTCTGCCAGCACTCGGACGCCTTGTCGGAGCTGTTAAAGATGCTGCAAGTAGAGGCTACCTTGTTGGGCTTGACGGAAGACAGCTACACGTTCGTAGTTCACACGCAGCATTAAACACATTGCTTCAGTCAGCGGGTGCGCTGATTTGCAAGAAGTGGCTTCTCATCCTTGAAGAGGATCTACAGAAGGTAGGTCTCACGCATGGGTGGGATGGCGACTACGCATTCTGCGCCTGGGTACATGACGAAGTACAGATCGCTGCACGTAACGAAGACATTGCAGAGTTCATTGCAGCCACCGCTAAAGATGCAGTTCGGAAAGCTGGAGAACATTTCCAGTTTAGATGTGCATTGGCAGGAGATGCCAAGATAGGAACGAACTGGTCTCAAACTCACTAGGGAGGAATATGACAAGAAACAAAATCAATGAGGTATTGTTTAAGTCGTACACCTCTGGGTTTGCAGTTCAGTCAAACTATGCTCGGCGCTATGCCCAAGAGGTGGCAGCCCTTGCCTCCATGAATATGATCACAACCAAAGTCACTCGTGGTTCTGCCCCTCAATTTGGAAGGATGTGGCGCATCACATTAGACGGAATGAAATTTCTATCTGAAGAAGGAATTGTATGAGTTACAAGAAGTTACGCCCTAGGTCTATTAGGGTTATGGGCAAGGTATATCAGATCAAGTTCATACCAACATCACCGATCGATCACGAGAACCTCGGTCAGTGTGATCACAAGAAGATGCTCATCACCATTGAGGATGATCAGGTTCCAGTCGAAGAGCTGGACACCGTTATCCATGAGATCCTTCATGCGATCTGGTATCAGATGTCCATTGGAGAAGGACCGATGGAGGAAGAACCTCTTGTGCGTAGGACAGCCAATGGTTTCATCCAGGTAATCCTCGATAACCCAGACCTTCTTAAATATGTGGCCGCAGTCAAAAACGTCCCCTTGGAGGAATAATATGCACCCCGAAGCCAAACTTGTTGCCGAAGCTTGTGTGCGTATTTGTGAAGATAACGAAGCTCACAAATGCGCCGATATTATTCGCACCATTTTTCTACAAACCGTTCAGCCTTGTGTCTTACTGACACCGAAAGTGAAGTATGAAGACAGCTCTAATTGATGCAGATATTTTGGCCTACCAGGCTGCCGCTTATGCGGAGACCCCGACTGATTGGGGCGAAGGTTTGTGGACGCTCCACGCCTTTGAATCAGAAGCTGAAGCGAAGTTCGTTTCGCTGATCGACAGTGTGACCGAGAAGGTCGGTGCCGAAGAAATTATCCTGGCCCTGAGCGATAGCTCCAACTGGCGAAAAGACGTCCTCCCAACCTACAAGTCCAACCGATCTGGTACTCGTAAGCCAATGCTCCTGAAGCACCTCAGGGAATACGCCAAGGAGCACTATAAGACTTATCAACGTGACACCCTTGAGGGTGATGATTGTCTAGGGATCTTGGCAACCATGCCTGGAAAGGTAATGGATCCGATTGTGTGCTCCCTCGACAAGGACTTCAAGACCATCCCTGGTAAGCACTACAACTTCGGGCGGGATGAGTTCTTCGAGATCAACCCTCACCAGGCTGATCGTTGGCATATGATCCAAACCCTCACAGGTGACTCCACTGACGGTTACTCAGGATGTCCTGGAGTGGGACCAGTGGGTGCCGAGAAGATCATTCAGAAGGCAATCGATGAGGGTTCACCTTGGGCTAATGAAGATCAGCTCAGAGAGATCTATTGGAAACATGTTGTCGCTGCCTTCAATAAGGCTGGCCTGTCAGAAGAGGAAGCATTGGTACAGGCTCGTGTGGCCCGTATATGCCGTGCCTCTGACTATGACTTTGACAACAAGAAGGTAATTTTATGGGAGCCGTATGGAAGCTAAAGACATGCAAGTAGGTGGTAGTCATTACAAGAAAGCGATCCAACCTTGGGACATTATCTCAGTGTGGGGTCTCGACTACTGGCGAGGCAACGTAATCAAATATGTACTACGTGCTCCCGCAAAGAATGGTCGTGAGGATATCGAGAAGGCCATTCACTATCTTGAGTATCTGCTAGAAAATTATGACGAGGTATTTCCTGATGACATTTAATGAATATCAAACCAACGTAGGACTTACCCGCCTTAAGACAGCAAACGATACGTATTGCTTTTTGAACCTTGCCGCGGAAGCTGGTGAGGTTCTTTCCCTTGAAGCGAAGTTAATTCGGGATGGGGGAGACTATGAGTATTATCGACAAAATTTAAAAAAAGAATTGGGTGATGTGTTGTGGCATATAGCTGCAATCGCATCAGATCATGGGTTCTCTCTGGCCAGTATTGCAGAGACGAATATTGAAAAACTTCAAGGCCGCATGGCTCGTAATACAATTAAGGGAAATGGTGACGACAGGTAATCCAAGCCTAAGAGCGCAGCTAATAACAAGGCGCACATACAATAGACCCACCGATGAATCGGGGAAACATTTTGAAACATGGGATCAAACAGTAGATCGTGTGATCCAGCATCAAACCTGGTTGTGGGAGAGATCACTAGGAACTCTCCTCACGATTGATCAGCAAGATGAGCTAGAAGAATTACGTACGCTCATGCTGGAGCGAAAGGTTCTCACATCAGGCCGTACCCTCTGGCTAGGTGGAACCACTGTTGCTCAAACTAGAGAAGCCTCACAGTTCAACTGTAGCTTCACTCACGTCGAAAGCATCTACGATGTAGTGGATGTTCTGTGGCTGTTGCTACAGGGATGTGGTGTAGGCTTTAGGCCAATCGTTGGGCAGCTCACTGGGTTTACAAAACCAATCAAGCAACTGGAGATCATACGCAGCGAACGAACAGCGAAAGGTGGACGTGAAACAAACAACGAAACATACAAAGACGGAGTGTGGACAATCTCCGTTGGTGACTCTGCTGAAGCGTGGGCAAAGTCTATTGGTAAGCTTATGGCTCACCCTTACCCAGCCAACAAGCTGGTCTTGGATTTCTCGCAAATCCGTCCAGCGGGGGAGCGACTTAAAGGTTACGGATGGATCTCCTCAGGAGACGCAGCCATCGCCAAAGCGTACGAGGAAGTCTTCAAGATCCTCAACCGCAGGGCAGGATCGCTCCTCTCCCGCATTGATATCCTCGACATCATCAACTGGCTCGGCACGGTCCTCTCGTCCAGGCGCTCGGCAGAAATCGCTCTCTTCAACTACGGCGAAGACGAGTGGGAAGAGTTCGCAGTCGCAAAAAAAGAATTCTGGGTAAACAACGTCCAGCGAGCGCAGTCCAACAACTCTCTACTCTTCAAGAGTAAGCCCAGCCGTCCTGAGCTGAAACACATCTTCGACCTTATGGTGGAAGCTGGTGGATCCGAACCTGGATTCATTAACGGCCAGACCGCAGCTAAACGTGCTCCGTGGTTTAAGGGTGTGAACCCATGTGCGGAGATCCTTCTTGGAAACAAGAGTTTTTGTAATCTTACAGAGGTAGATGTTGGGAAATTCAAAGGCGATTCTTCGGGTCTCCGAAGGGCAGTCCATATTGCAGCCAGGGCTAATTACAGGCAAACCTGTGTTGATCTCCGAGATGGTGTCCTCCAAGAAGCTTGGCATCTCAACAACGAGTTCTTACGACTATGCGGGGTGGGTCTTACGGGTATCGTGCGGAGACCAGACCTGGGTAGTTATGACTTTGTTGAACTACAGAGAGCAGCTACTTCGGGAGCTTACTCAATGGCTGACGAGCTTGGGTTACCGCGCCCTAAGAACGTCACGACAGTCAAACCGAGTGGGACATTATCGAAGATTATGGACACCACTGAAGGTGTTCACAAACCGCTCGGAAAGTACGTCTTCAACAATGTGAACTTTTCTAAGCACGATCCTCTCGTGCCTCTTTGCCGTCAGGCAGGATATCGGGTCTTTGATAACCCTATGGATCCTGAGTCCGTACTGATCACCTTCCCAGTCCGTTGGGACGACGTTCCATTTGAGAAGGTAATTAGGGACAGTAAGGAACTAGAAGTGAACTTAGAGACCGCTGTTTCGCAGCTCGAACGATACAAAATGCTGATGCAGAACTGGTGTCAGCAAAACGTCTCGGCCACGATCTCGTATTCCGTCGATGAAGTGGACCAGATTGTTGATTGGCTCCTGGAGAATTGGGACTTGTATGTGGGCGTTAGCTTTCTTTTCAGAGCTGACCCAACCAAAACAGCCAAGGATCTAGGTTATCTCTATTTGCCGCAAGAGGTTGTTTCTAAAGAAGTTTTTGACGAATACGTCTCACGGATTCAGCCTGTTCAAATAGACGAGGCCAACACATTCGAGGAGATGGAAAGCATGGAATGTGCAGGG